ACGTTCACATTATCGCCGTATTCGGGATCATACTCTTCTGTCTTCCAGACCTTGCGGGAAATGAACGTAGTGTTCTGCGGCTCGTTGTCTACATATTCAACCGACTGCAAATACGCAACGACCGTGCCGAGCGTTCCGTAATAGAAGCTGTTCCAGTCGGATTCGCTGAACGATGCCATCATTTCGGGGTAATAATCGCCGTCGTTCCATTCGATTTTGAACGCAACGTGAGGCTGAACCTTGCCGACAAGAGATTCCGCAGATGTCACGGATGTATAAGTGATATTGACCGTTGTTGTGCTTGCACCTGCAAGGTTGAACTCCTGCCACATCATGGACGGGTAGTCGTTGCTCATGCCCGTAAGCGGGAGCGTTCTGAACTCTGCACGGCTTGCTGTTGATTGGTACAGATACGCAATGGTATTGCTTGCGGCGATATTCGCTATGACTGTCATCCCTGCATCGTATGCCGCCTTGATCTGGGCAGGTGTTTTATCGGATGTACGGGTGTAAGACCCGCTTCCTGTTATCGTGACGATGAAAAGACCGCCGCCCTCCTCGCCCTTGTCACCACGGGGGATCGTGAGATTAAGGACAGGGTTTTCGGCTGTTCCCGTGATACTTGCGGAAGCGGAGGATCCTGCTTCGCCTGTCGTGACGGTTCCGATGCTGAAAGACGGTGTTGCTCCGTTTTCGCCGTTCAGAATATCCACGGTAAAATTGCGGGAATCGCCTGCCGCATAATATACGGAAAGCCTGTGACCGCCCGTGATATCGGAAACGTTCATGCTGGGCGTGATCCCGTCAGCGCCGTTCGTGCCGTTCTGCCCATTCGGGACTGTGAACGACTTGTTCCGGCTGTCTCCGGCCCCGTAATAGAACGAGACCTGATGCCCGCCGGTGATGTCCTCAACGATTACGGTCGGGGTGATGCCGTCTGCTCCGGGAGGGCCTACGTATACATTGCTGGCCCCATCGAGTTCATACTGGCGGTCCTGCAGTTCCATCTCGTTCATGTGGTCACCTCCAGCAGCACGGACGGGTGCAGCTGCTCGCCGAACAGGATCTTCTTCACAACGGTCGCATCACGAAGCTGAACGCCGTTTTCGGTATACAGCCAGTTCACCTGGATTTTGCCCCATCCTTTTGCGAAGTCTTTCGTGTCGGTCTGCTCAAGATGGAACGAGACTGTCGTAATTGCCACACCGTTGACTTCTTCGACCGTGACATCTGGGTCGTCCACTTCCACTTTCTTCGTGCCCTGGGTGATCGTAACGAGCACGGAGTCCGCCTGGGTAAGGTCTACATTCTTTATTTTGAGTTCTGTGATTGGAGTCGTAAAAAGTATCATATCTGCCTCCAGTGTGTAAGTCGGACAGGTTGTATGTCGCCCGTCCTTTTGCCCTCGCAGGTGTAAATGCAGAGCCCGTCCGTGATTGCCTCGTGGACAGGCTCATTTTTTGCGTTAAACAGGCGGTTGCCGTTCGGTGACATCCGGATATAGCCCAGTTCGGTTGAATCGCACCTGTACCGATTACCGCCCCACCATGCGACCGTCTTTCCTGGCTTCGATTTCACCAGCCGGCTGAACCCCTGGTATGCGTGGTCAACAATGACCGTCAGCCTGTTCCATTGGAAAAAGCAGGAATAGTCCGAGTCGACCACTTCCTGCCTGTTCCCTGTATCAATGGCAAGACTGAATATTCCCAGGGCCGGGATCAATAGCGTCCTTACCATTCTGCTGTCATTACATAGCCGGTTTCGAGGTCACCGAGTTCAGCGGAATCATACCGACCCGTCAAGCAGTTGTACACGGTCTGCACGATCTGCATTTCCGTTCCTACAACGTCTGCATCTCCCCAGTACACGTTCGCATAGTCACCGAGGAAGAAATTGCTGTCTGGCTGTTCAAACTCGATGTGCAGGGTTTCGTGCGGGTTCCACGGCTCGGCGGTATCCAGATATTCCCTTGCGTAGGCTTCCAGTTCTGCGGCGGTCGGTTGTGTATCGAACTCGTTGGAATAATCGATCAGTGCGACTTTCTGCGGAGTGATCGGAGTGGTCGGAGTTACAATTAATGGACTGCATACCACTTTTACCCCATCCTTTCTCCAGATGGGTGCGATAGCATTGAACGTGTCCACCGCATCCCGTACCGCTTCGCCGCCGATGAGGTTCTTCCCGACACGGACTTCTACTGCTCCGTGTACGCCGAGCGGCGGGGACGATACGATATTGAAATTGTTGAAATTGATCTCGTACCCGAAAACGGTCTTGACGGAATACTTGTTGTCAAGCAGGTATTGCCGAACCGTCTTTGTATCTTCGCTGTATACGGTTTTGTTCAGGGAGTCCGCACCAGTATTTGAATACGTCCATCCGCTGAGTGATGGTTCCGCACTGCCCGTGACATATGTGACCATCAGCCGAGCGTTCTTCGTTGCGGAAGTCAGACCGTTCACGATATAGTTTGAAAGCCTGTATGAAACGTGATGAGCGTTGACGATGACTTCATCCGCATTGACGGTGGTCTTGTAAATGTCGAAAGCCTGCAGGCTGTTTGAAGCGATTCCCCGCTTCTTCCTCTGCGTTGCGATGATCCCGCCCTGCAGGAGATACGGAAGCAGATACCCGCTTGTCGGGTAGTGCAGTTCCAGTTCGATATTTCCCTCTATATCTTCCGTCACAAGGCAGGAAGTCGCATCCGTCAGCCTGCCGTAACCGCCGCCGACAGTGCCACGCTCAGATGTGCTTGTCATCGTGAATTTCGTTTGGGTGGACGGGAAAAGGATCGGGATCATACTTTCCACCACCTCGGCTTTACGATCAGCTTGGAGAAGCCAGCCGGTTTCACGATCGTGTTGCTCCCTGTCTTGAAGAACGGATAGTCCACGGACGTATTGGAACCGACCGTGATTTCCACATACTCGTTCATCGGCGTGCCGTTGTAGGATGCTTCCATCGTTTCGCAGTCTATGTCTATATAGCTGTTCGTATATGAGGAAAGCACCGTCACTGCGTATGTGCCGTTCACGGAGAAAGTGCCCGTACCATACGCACGGAACCACGGCTTGCTTTGGAACATGGTCGGATTCGTGAACGTGACGGAAGAGGTTCCTGTGATTTCGGTTTCCGTATCGCCAGATGTCAGCCACCGTTGCGGCATACAGTTGAACGTCAGCGTGAATTTCGCACCATCGAAGCCGTTTTCAGTTTTGTTCTCCTGCACTTTCGGGTTGAACGGTCCCTCAAAGACCGCCATGCGGTATTCATCCGTATGGTAGGAATCCGACAGCTTAGCGTACCCATCGATCGAAAGGAGCCAGTTCCGCAGGTATTCCATGTTCGTTGCAAAGTTTGCCCCGCCTGCGATAAACGCATCATATGTGACCTGCAGGTTTTCAAGTTTCCTCTCGTTGCCGAGGATCTTGCCGTTTCGGTTTGGGATGTCGAAGAAGTTGTAGCGTTTACTCGGAGCAGAATAGGTCTCATTGCCAGTAATATATACTCCGTGCTGATCGCTCCGAATATTGTTGAAAGTAAAGTATCCTCTCATGCGAACCCGCCTGCCTTTCTTGAACGGTTCATAGCAACAAACCGCTGTGCGACTTTGTCTGCAAGTGCGTTAACATCTGTCCCCGCATCTGGGTAGACGTTAATGATGACCTCTCCGCTTGCGCCGACAAGTTCCTGCAGCTTATTGATGCCCATGACGATCTCCGCACCGTGGCCGTCTCCGAACCCTTTCATTCCGTAAGCTGTCGGCATAACGGTCGGCCGGTTGAACATGATCGCGTTCTCGTAGGCTTTCTTGTACCAGTCCACACTCAGGGATGGCAGGGAAGAGATGCCGAGGAACTGGGCAAGGGAAGAATCGACCGGCTGCTGCGTGATCCGGAAATGTGGCAGGGCAATATGTGGCAGATGCCACTCAAAATTAAAGATGCCCTTGATGAATTCGACAGCGTTGTGGATCACATTCCGCACTTCATCGAACCTCGCACGGATATTGTCCTTCATTGCGTTGATCCTGTCCGCTACTCCCTGCTTGATTGCATCCCACACGCCGAGTACTTTGCTCTTGATTCCCTCGACCACGTTCGTCACGGTGGTTTTGATATTGTTCCAGGTGTTCGTCACGCCGGTCTTGATCGCGGTCACAACATTCATCACGCTGGTCTTGATGTTCGTCCACAGCTGGATCGCTTTCGCTTTGGTCTTCTCAATGGCATCGGTCACGCCCTCTTTGATTGCGTTCCAGGCATTGATCGCAAACGCCTTAATTTCATCCCAGTGTTTGTAGAGCAGTACCCCGATAGCGATGACCGCGGCAATCGCAATGGTGAGCGGCCCGCCGAGCACACCGACAATTGTACCGATAACCGACACGAGGCTCCCGATCATCGTGATAATCTTCCCGCCGATCAGAAGCACCGGCGCGATGGCTGCTACAATGCCCAGAATCTTGACAATCTGCTCGGCCTGTTCCGGAGACAGGTTGCGGATCTTCTCGGTGATCGTTCCGATGATGCCGGCAACCTTTTCGAGGACCGGTGCAAAGGTTTCCGCGAGTGTCGCGCCGAGCGTAGCCAGTGAGCCGGTTACATTCCCCTTGAGGCGGTCAATCGTGTCGTTCACCTCGTTCAGGGAATCCAGCGTCTCGCCGTCCAGGATGATGCCCAGGTCTTCAGCTTCCTGCCCGTACTGTTTAAGGGCCGCGCCTCCATCGTCTACAATGCCGGCAAGGGAGTCCGCGCTCTTCCCGAAAATCTCCATTGCTTTCTGATCGCGCTCGGTCTCGTTCTCGACCTTAGACAGGGCCTCGAGCGTATCATAGAAGACATCCATCGCATCTCGGGTCGACCCGTCCACGTTCGTGGTGGCCACCCCGAGGTCTTTAAGGGCTTGGTTGTCTTCCGTGATTTTCGGTTTCAGTTTTTTGAGAGCACCGGTGATGTCTTCGACTGATACATCCACGAGCTCCGCCGCATACTGCATCTTTTGGAGTTCATCTGTGGAAATTCCGGTCTGCTGTGAAAGCGTTTTCAGCTCGTCTGCGGACTGCACCGTCTTATAGGCCAGTCCTCCGAGAGCAGTGAGAGCTCCGGCAGCCGCCCCGCTCAACGGTGCAAGTTTTTGACCGACTTCCGTGACCTTGCCGCCGAAATCTTTCATTGCCTGTCCGACAGCTTTTATCTGCTGGGACGCAACAGAGCCAAACTCTCGGTGCTGTTTCTCAAGCGACTTAAGATTCTGCTCTGTGGCAATGATCTCGCGCTGGAGGTCGTCCCATTCCTGCGTTCCCTTTTCAACCTGGGACTGTGCCGCTTTCAGCTCCTGGAGCCGCGTCTTGGTCGTTCCTATCGCATCGGAAAGGTTTTTCTGCTTCTGCCGGAGAAGTTCCGTATTTGTCGGGTCCAGCTTCAGCAGCTTATTTATGTCTTTAAGGTTGTTTTGTGTCGTCTTGAGCTGCGAGTCTACATCCTTGAGGCTCTTCTGCAGCTTTGTGGTTTCGCCATCAATCTCGATGGTTATACCTTTGATTCTGTTAGCCATATATCAGAACCTATCCATATCCTCTTGTGATGCGAGCTGCGGGTACTGGAAGTCATCGTTCCCCGACTCGATCATCATGTCGAACACTCTCCCCGCTTCGAGTTCGTCAAGGTCGGCCATTGAAAGGCCCATCTGAGCCGCTCGAAGTAGGAAGAGTGCAATCGTCATTCGCCGCTCGGTTGGTCTGTGTTTTTTTTTGACTCACTCATCGAGATGCTCTGCGAGTGGTAAGTCAGCATCACATCCGGGAGGGCCGCGACAAAGTCGGCCTGTTCAAAGTCCGCGAGCCAGTCCACGTACTGGTCCTGCGTGAGCTTCCGCATTTCGTTCGACTTTTTCAGCTCGGCATACTTGGCCATGATGAACGCCATCTTGGTGTAGAACTCGAACTGAGGCTTGTCGCTGCTCTGAAGCTCGAACGGATCCTCGTGGAACAGCTGGCTGAAGTACACGTTCACGGATGCGAGCGACAGCATCGGAACGGTCTTTTCTCCAATCTTTACTTCGTTGTACATAATCAGGTAGTAGCAGTCGGCAGGACCACAGAACTGAACCAGCTCGAGTACGGGGTGTCACCCTCGTTCACGGAGCCCTTAACGACGTCCTTGGTGAGTGCAGCCACATACACGCTGGACGCGGAAAGGTCGATGGTTTCGGTCTGCGGTTCTTTTGTTTCACTGATGGTCTCGCCGGAGGTCTCCGGACGGCTGGCCACGCAGTTGTAGAACACATGACGCTTCGCAGCTTTGTCGCCCTCAAACTGAAAGAGCAGAGCAAAGCGGGCATACTGGTCCTGAATCGCCTCGTAGAGGATTCCGTTGCCGCCCACGTTCTGGCCGAGGCAGTCTTTAAGGAAGTCCTCGGGAATCTTCGCCAGCTCAAGGCTTCCATCGTAGCCGTTATTTGCCTGGCTAACATAGTATTCGATGTTGTCAGCATAGAACGG